TACCAGATGCTCCAATATATAATGTATTAATCTGTGTACTTGCATTAGTGAAAGTCTTGCTACCAGAGATAGTTTGAGTACCAGCATCTAAAACGATATTTGCAGTTGCAGCACCTGGATCTGGAAGAGTATATGTAGTAGCTTGTCCTACAGCAGAATTTGTGAGTGTAGATTGGAAGTTACTAGCATTATTTGTCGCAATGAGCCTAAAGCTGCCATTAGCTGCAGTGGTTGGGAGTAGAACCACGCTACCTGGGACCCCAGTAAAACCTATTGTCAGTACGCCTGCGGAATAAAGAAGTGCTGCACTTGCATCAAAATCGCCAAGAGCGCTAGTTACAACTACTGAGTTGCCAGTAAGCCCTGTCCCACCACCTGCAATGAAGTTTGCATAACTCACTAAACGTGGCAAATATTGTCCTGCTTGTGCACCAGTTGTTTGCTTTTGTTGAATAACGAGTTTATCAACTGCAGCAACGCTAGTTACTGTTACGCCTTCAGCCCTTAGTAATCCTTGAATACCCGCACCCATGACTTAACCATTTGAATATTATATTGTAAATACTCTACACTGGAGAAATATAGAAATCAAACTTAAATATCAATGGGTTATGGAATTATTGTTGCACTGGATGCATAGCTTCATAGAGATTGGATAATTCTTGTAGTTGTTCGTCTGATAAATTTTTCACTTCATTAGAGCTACCAAATTGTTGTAATAATTCTTGATCGCTCAATGACTCTAGATTTCTTGAACTCGCAGGTTGTTTCTGTTGCTCAGTCTCTCCTGATTCTTCCTCTGATAGAGTTTTTAAATATTCACTTATAGAAGGCGCTAATTCTGGAGTGTCTCTAGCTATTATTGATAATCCATGTATATGTTTAGCAGCTTGTTTTGGATTTTGCACATCTCTAGATTTAGATAACCAATTAAGAAATTTAGGAGATGTCATTAGTTTTGCAGCACTATAGGTACTTCCTAATGTCAATGTAGTAGTGAGCGGTTTTGCTACTAAAGCGCCCAAGATGCCTAATTTAAAAATCTGATTAAATGTACCTGAAGGATTGCCTTGAGCTTTGGTGCCTTTCATATGATCTATTGCATCAATAGTGGCACGGAATTCATTTTGTGCTTTTTCTGGCAATCCTGATAAGACAATTTCTTGTGCTTTAGGTTCTAATTTTTTAAAATTCGTTGCAAGATGTGCCCCATTAAATTCATTCTGTGGACTCATCCCCAGTTCTCTTACTAATGATTGGGAGAAGATTTCTTTTTCTGCAGGCTTTAGGGTGCTTAATACAATATCAGCTTTTTTAGCATCTACTCTTAAATCGTTTTTAATGGTATTAAACGTCTCAGTCGCTGTTTTATTTTTTAATAAAGGTTGGATACGTTTATCAAGTTTTGTACGATATTCATTATAGAACTTATTATAACGATCGAAGTTCTTGCCAGTTTTTTCACCTTTGGAATGCGCGAAATTTTTGATATCTTCGCTTAAAGCCCCTCTTAAATGTTTTAATTCTCCTTGTGTAGCATCTCCTACACTTCCAAATGTACTTATAAGATCATCTATTTCCTTTCGTATAAACATTGCATCTCCAACAGGAATTGCCCCATTGTTTCTTTCTGCAATAGTAGCTAGTTTTTCATGGAACTTGCCTATTGTAGAACTTTCATGCGCTTTGATGTTTTCTGGCTCAAATATAGTGGGCTTCTTAGAAAAAACCTCGGAAGTTTTATTTATTTGCATTTTTTCAGAAGGTATGATATCCTTTTCCCAGGATTGCTTTAATTTTCCTGTTAATTTATTTGCTTTGGTAATATATGTTCTCATTCCTTCTTGCGCTATACTTCCTCCAATTTCTTGAGGAATATGCCGCTCTATCTTCGCTATATTCTCGTTCGTCGAATAAATAGCATCACTAATAATCTTAGATGAACCTGGCGCTTCAGCTAGGGCATTTTGTATGCCTTTTATAAATCTTGAATCCGAAATATCAGCGAGTGTAGGATTTAATTGCGCCTGCTCAAACGCTTTAGCTTTTTGAGGATTTATGCTGAGTGTAGAGGATAATGCTTTTCCAGCTATAGGAATAGCTTTTGCTGCGATGCTTGGGGCCATAGCACCAAGCAGTGGAGCTGCAATGCTATCCGGAGCTATTTCTCTGCCAGCTTGAAAACCGCCACCAGCAGTTGCAGCACCGACTGTTTCTTTAAAAGATTGAGGAGCTAATTTACCTAATATTGGAGCAGCTTTGCCAGCCATAGCAAATGGACCACCTGATGTTACAAATTCACCTGCAGTATCAATGCCACGTTCAAAAGCATTTTGTGGCTTTGTTAAACCTCCGGTATATTCATCGAAAGCTTCTCCTACTAATTCAGATGGAGATTGCAAAGGCTCATAACCGGCAAATCCACGAGCAGCATTCACCGGCAAATTAGCCAGATCACCTAAGCTCGCAAAGCCTTTAGCTGTTGTCTTTGCAGCACGTGCAACAGGTCTTGTGACCCAATCTTCAAATTCTTGAGATCTGATCATATCAGCTAATGTTGAAGGCTTATTGCGCATTTGCTGCTTCATTGCATCATACTCCGACGTTGCATCTCTTTAAGAAAAGGATTTTCTTTGGATTCGTTTGCTTTGTGACCAAAAATCGCATCTTTCCATTTATGTATATTTTCTTCATGCACTTCTAGCAAGCCATTCTTAGGATTTTCCGTGATGAAAGGATTAGCTTCTTCGAATTCTCTCCACTTGAGATCGAACTCATCTTTAGTTCCGCCAGCTTTCAGCCATTCTTGAGCGGCTTTAGCCTTTTGCAGTTGCCCTTTAGCATGAGCATCTATGGCATTAGATATAGACATACTGCCTTTTTCAGTGTGCTCTAGATGTGGTTTTGTAGCAATAATTAAGTCTCTTCCTGAATCTGTCACACCTCTCTTTTGCTGATTCTGTAAATTTTCAATAACTTGACTCACAGCAGATTCGAATTTTTCAGTAGCCTCAGTGGCTTCTCCAAAAACGCCTATAGCTTTACTAGCTTGGTATTTAGTGTTAGCTCCAGTGCCAGTAAACATTTTAGGAATGGCTTTTTTAACACGTCCGATATTAGTTATTACATTAGACGCAGCATTAGCTTGATCACTTAAATCTTTCATCCACTTGTCAGTTTCTTCTACACGTCTTTTTTGCACATCAATATTAGCTTGTTGCTCTGCAGGGGTATTGTTACTAAATGGCACTGTAGGCGCAGGCATTCTATTGCCCATATTCATATTCTGTTCAGGCGCTTGTTGAGGATTTATCATAGAATTCTGAGTACCTTGCGATGGCTGCATGTTCCCTTGGCCACTTGGTCCAGCTGGACCTCGTAATCCTGGATTCTTAAAACTACCTCCTCCTGGCTCATGAGGATTAGATACCCATTGGGGCTGAGGCAATGCACCTAAAATACCAGGATCGCTGATCCCAGCTGCTAATATATCAGCAAGACCACCACCTTTTTGTAAAATCTGTGATGCAGTATGGGCTTGTTGCATCCTTATATCTTGTTTCTGAGATTGAATATTAGTATTTTCCTGCTCTCTAAATATCTTAGCAGCCTGCACATATGCATCTTGAGGCATCATACCAGTTGCAATAAGTTGTCCTGCGATTCCTGCAGTATTCATTTGCCCAGGTCTTACGCCTTCTTCACTTAAACGCTCCTGATTTTGGTGCCAGATATCCCCTAATGAATCAAACATGATTAAAACCACCTTCCTTGTTGTTGCATTTGTTGTGGACCATAAGCTCCTTGTTGAGGTTGCATATATTTCCCCATACCATAATTTGTATTTAAAATCTGCTGTCCAGCTCCAGCAATTCTACTAATAGTATTACCTTGTGCTGGCACACCTCCAGTATTAGTACTCCCTGATAAAATCCCATTATATAAAGGCTGTAATGCCATAGATTGCTGGAATCTTGGATCGTTTTGTATACGACCTGTGCCATTAGCAGCATCTAGTTGTTGTTGATGATAGGCTTGCTGCTCTCCGCCAAGTTGATTTAATTCTGCTGCATGTCTAAATCTAGTATCAATAGCTTGTTCTCCCGCCCTACCTTGTAGCATCCCACGCAAACCACCTAAACTTTCTCCTCTGCGTTGCTCAAGGTCTGCATATTGTCCTTGTAATTGTTGATTAGTTTCAGGATTAATTCTAGAGTTCAATAATGCATTTTGGCTACTAATTCCCTGTTTATATTTGTCAGCTGTCTTATTAATCTCATTAGCTCCAGCTTGATAGGCTTCTTCATATGGTTGATAATAATCAGCTAAGGCTTCTTTAGAAAAACCATTTTGTGAGAGATCTAATGCTTGTTTTTGAGCCTGACTACGTTGTGCAAGTACGCCACGTTGCCACATTGGTTCATTAGGATGCGCAGCTTGTAGCGCTTGGAACTCAGGATTTGTGTCGATGTCTTCTTGAGATAGAGGATATTGTTCAAATATAGCGCGCATCTTAGGATCATTGGCATTATATCCTTGACGAGCAAGTTGTAGCATTTGGTCTTTAACTTCTTGAGGAGCTGCAGCAAAACCTTGTAATTGTACTTGTGGAGTACCTGTGCCCTTTTTTTTGCCGCCAAATACTGATAAAGCTGCAGATCCAATGCTAAGAGCTGGACCTATATATGGTAGTGGCATAATTTTACCTTTCTAAAATGCGTTTAATATAATGCGTCTCCATTCTAGAGTACCAGCATTATTGATCAAAATATACTCAAATGTTGGACTTAAGACTCTGTCGTATATAACATCTTGTAACTTTACATCAGCAGAATTTATAGGTGCGACTCTATCGGTTCTAAGGCGTCCTTGAATATAATATGCTTGTAATGATTGCGATAAAGAACGTACTTGGGCTTCAAGTAATGCAATTCTACGAATAGATTCATCAGTTGTATTGAAAGTCCCTTCTAATGTATTAAAGACATCATCTTGATTAAACATATTTACCTCGGCGTTGTGGCTTTAAATTCTTCATAGAACTTCTCAAATCTAAATCCGAATGTATTGCTAAAATCGAACTTATACTGACGTTGCCGTCCATTCGCACGAGTTTCAACTTTTTGTGTAAGAGCAGTAATAGGATATGGGCCAAATATGCGTGCACTAGCTTGGCTATCATATTCCTTTGTATTAATAGACATATTAAAGAGAACTTCAGTATTAGTATCCCCGTCTACTTCTTCATTTATTGGCAATAATGCTACGCTTGGCACGACACGTAGAATTTCTTGCATAAAATCGCCTTCAGCAATTAATGAATAATTAGATAATAAGCTACCTGTCATATTATTACCATTATCAGCAAAGTTTCCATCTATCTCATGATGGTATAAAATAGTATCTAATACCGGATCACATTGCCCAAATGCCATATATTGTGCTCTACTTATATTAGTCGGCTCTTCTGATGCAGTACGGGATAATTTACCATTAGTCAAATGTCCTTCTTGCCAATTCCATATGATATAATTATCTGGTTCTTCAGATTCATCAAATGCTGCAAACCACCAAACTTCATTAAATGCGATCGATTTATGTGCAAAACTATGATATGCACTATTAGAGTTGATGCGATTATAAAACCATTCATTGAGCGTATTATTAGGTATAATGGTTACAACAGAGCCATTATACGCATATAGATTGCTTTGACCTGCCCAAACAACATTATCTTGCACTGAACTAGCAGCAGAAGGTCCTAATAGACCATCTGAAGACATAACATCTTCAATAAGCCAGATTGCCGGCGCTCCTACAAAAGTCATTTTATGAACACTATTGCTTGTAAAGATTAAATGTTGTCCTTTACAATATTGACTAGCTATAAGTCTTGTAGCATTGGTGACAGTACCATTGAAGAATAGAATATTAGGATCTTTTGTCCAATTAGTTATATCGCTGGTAGATAATATATTATTCACCACCCCGGCAGCTCCGAAGACTACTATTTGGTTATTCATCACTGACACATAATTAATCGCAGTCGGAGCGCTTCCAGCAGTTTGTAATGCTGGGGCAGTAGCTACATTACCAGCCCATAAATATAACCCTCCTTGATCGCCAGGTGTAAGCACTATATTGCTGCCGAATTTATCCATAGACCAAATGCGCGGGAGTGTGAATGTACCTACAGTAGAAGGTCTAGGAGTACCATAAGTTAATGCGCCATAAAGACCCATCCCATATCCTAGTGCTTGATTATACTTACATGCTCCTGCTAGAATTTGGCCTTGCACTGTAGTTCCTGCCCCTCCTGCAGCAGCCGCAGCAGAAGTAGCAAAGTTTCCTGAAGAATCGGCGGCAGTTGAATAATATGCATAATCATTGGCATCAAGAACTCTTATTACTGCTTCTATATTTATATCGCCCACAGCAAATCCGCCGAAAGCCACAGCGCCCAAGATTTTTATCCTATCCCCATCTGCAAAACCATGAGCTACATGATTTACTGAAATCACCCTAGTAGCTAAAACAATGGCTGCGCCTCCTCCACTACCTGTTGCATTCGCAATTGCTACTGCTGCATAAGTAAGTGTGCCACCTATAGAATCTACTGTTGCCACTGTAAAAGTGCCATTAGGATTGACGCCATTCAAAGGATTAGTGGCACCGGAGATTTTTATTATATCTCCTCTTTGAAATAATTTGGGAGAAATAGCTCCAAGTGTTAATGTAACTATTGAAGAGCCATTAGTTGTAGCTAATACATCTGCAGGTAATGGTGAAAAATAGTTAGTCGATAAGCTATTCACAATCGGTGTTGTAGCTGTTACAAGAGGTGTAATGTTATATAATGAGCCTTTTGTAACGCTATAGAGTCTTGTATGCGTGCCAATTAGTATATTCTCTACACCTAGAGCATCAACATATGCCCAAATTGTGCGTGGTACACCATTTAGTACCTGACCATTTAAGAATCCAACACTATCCCAGCCACCTATTTTTTGTGGGTAATATTTATAGAAACGTATCTTATCAGCATCATTCCATTGAAAGGAGGTATATGCATTATCATCTTTGTTTACACCTGGTGGGATAGTAATAGGACTACGTTTCGCAGTAAGCATTATACACCTACAAATATGAAGTAATTCCCTGCGAATGCTGTTGGTTGCATATTATTATGTGGACTAGTAGCTGGTAATCCATCATTAGAAACTACACCTGAACCTCCTGCACTCGTACTGGAGATCCCAGGTGCAGTAGTCCCTTGACCAAAAGTAAAACTTGCAAGACCAGCACGAGAAGTAATAGGGTTAGGTAATTCAGCTGAAGTAAGATTATGATTCTCTTCGCCTATAGATGATCCAATAGTACGCACTGTAAGTCCTACCCCTGCGCCTATTGCTCCTCCTACACGTCCACGCATATCAGGTAGGGTAAAAGTAGTAGATCCATCACCATTACCAAACGGATAGGATGGAGTAAGCCCAAAAAACAATGTGTTTAATGCTGAGTAAGTAGTTCTTGAGATTGTAGCACCATCACATAATAGCCATTGTCCATGATTAGCAGCTATAGATGAATACTTATAATCTCCTATATTGAAACTATTCCCGGCTGAATTAACAGGAATAAATATATGATTAGTACTATCAATAGTACCAACAGTTACCCAATTAGTGCCATCATATACTGCATAAACCCATGGATTAGTTGTATCATTTATCCAAAAAGTGCCAGCTTGTAATGTGGCGAACGCTGGAGGATTATTGCTCTTAAAAGTATTCATAAATGATCTAAGGAATGTATCTTGAGAAGTTAAATTCCCATTTAAAAACCCTCCCCAAGCATCTGGATCTCCTTGCACTGTTGGCAAAGTCCAGCCAAAATTCGTTGTAGGCGTACCCATATCAAACACTCAATATATTATTATTTTGTCGTAGATTGTTTTTACGCATTAGATTTCTTTCAAAATCCATTGCAGCATTGCTATATGCGCTTGCAAGTTCCGGAGATTGTAATGTGTCATGATAGAACCGCTCCATAGCTTTCATCCGCACAAGATCTACTGTTTCATCAGAAAACCAAATAGAAGTATCTTCATCAACTGCTGGATAGAATTCATCTTTTTGATAGTAATAGATAGTAAATGTTGTATCACCTGCGGCTAACGGATGTATATAAAATGTATTATTAAAGATCGCATATTTTCTAGGTATGCCTTGTTCTGCAGTATTATTAAAGTAAGAAAGCACATCTGGGAAGGTTTGATTAGTAAATCCTTGTCTTAAGCTATACAAAACATTACCAATTGCAAATTGCACAGCAACAAGCGAACTAAAGTTTGCAGGGAGTGGTGTGCTAAATTCAGTATCAAAAACAGTGATAGTGGTTACTGTCTTAAATGCCCAATATAGCGAAGATTCCATATATTTAATGGCAGTAACTATGGCCCGCTGCACAGCAGTTTCATATGTACTATTAGAGGAGCCGCCATTTAGGAGAGTGGCGCCATCTCTATTCGTATCATCTAGAATCTGTTGTGTCAGCTGGCCAAAGTTAATAGTCATTATCTACCTATATTAATTTTCATCAACACAGTAGAAGCTCACACGCATGCGAATCGTACCTGCGGTTTGAGCTGTCGCAACAGTACCTGCAAGTGTCACAACTAATCTAGGCGCAGTTCCTGAGCCATAGAGATAGTTAGTGCCAGTAGAAACAACACCCGCGGTCAAACCTTGTGCAATGTTAATTACTTGACGTATTTGGTATGTTGCTGATGTAATGCCGGTTACACCCATAGGAGCTGCACTGATAAATCTAGTAGCAAGATTTGCATCTCCTACGCTAAAAGTACCGGTTGGTGTAGCATTAGTATCTAATACTGGGGTAATAACTTCTACCTCAGCGATACGAATGCCATTTGCAGGCAAAGCATTAGCCGGAGTCGTAAATGTGTCTCCAGTAACTACTGCACCCGCTAGAGTGTATTGGAACTCGATTGTATAGAGCATTCCAACGGATGTTCTCGCTGGAAATGAACTATCTGGCACGAGTGAAGAAAAAGCATAAGCTGTAGCCATAATTATTACTCCTATATTGAACTATAGTTAACGGAAACAATCACAGCATTATCATTGCTATTGAAGATGATTTTCTTAATTCCGAAAATCCCCATCATTGCAATACGCTGTAAATTCCCGACGTCTTGAAAATCGCTTTTGATGATAAAGCCAGCTACGTCAGCCTTCCCATCTGTATAGCCTTTCCCAAACGCAATCCCGCCAGCATCGCGGCCAGTGAAGATATTACGCCTAGAATTGGCAACAGCCGCGGAAGTCCCAGAGTCAACACCGTTAGGTATCTTGTCAGAGTTAAATACGCGAGTTTGAGAGAAGATGAACGAACGCTGCATCTCACCTTCACCACGACCAGAAGTAATCAACGCTTGTTGAATATCTCTGTACTGTAGAGAAGCTGAAGCATCTGTTAGCAAGTCCATATAACATTGTGTGTGTACGTAATAATGGTATTTGATTTCAGAAGTTTCAGAAAGTGGGCGTATGTACGGACGTGCTGTTTGTGCTGTAGTTTCGCAAGTCAGAATGTCCGTAAGCTTAGCAGTTGCAGTTGTATCAGCGGCTACCGCTTGGTCAGTCGTAAGTCCATTTGGTCTTATGATACGAGTTACACCACTTGTCGTAGATGGAGCAACAGCAGCATTTAGCCCTGTGATCTTAAGTCTGTCATTACCAGAATATGCTACACCATCATAAGTAATGGTCGTTGCAGTATTGCCGGCTAGCTGATTAAACGCACCAAGAAGGCCACGGGTTTTCATCCATTCAGATTCAACACGGTATGTATCTTCTGGAATGTCATAAAGCACACGTTGAGCATCGATTGTGTACGCAGCTGGGTTTTCCACCACAATACGTAGTTGGTCAATGTTCACGTTATCAGTGAAGTATGTAAGTGCTGATTCAAGACCTGTAGCAGATTGCATACCAAGTAAACCTTGGTCTGTAAGTCTGTTTAGGAATGAAATAGTCACGCGGTCGCCCGCGGTCTTAGATGTGTTGTCTACGCGGCGTAATGTGCCGGCTTTCATCATCTGTCCCAACATCTCAGTATCCGTAACAAAATCATAGAGGGTACGTTCCGACCATAACTTTACGACCGATGCCGAGTTGGTATTAAACGTGGTTACTGCCATGTTGAATGTCCTCGTAAAGGTTGAAATATGTAAATATCTCTTGCCGTTCACGAGGTGGTTTACCGAGGGTACCTTAGCTCGAACCTTTTAGGGAGTTGCTTATCTCCGTTGGCTTTATCGTTGCCCAAATGCAAGTATGGCTCTGCCTATATTCCCTAACTTGGTATAAAAAGCCGGAAACAAACAAAGCTGTTATATTACAATAACTTATACATATTAAGGAATCAACAATTATATTATCTCAATCTCTCCAGCATTTTATGGAAAGACTCTGGATTGACCCCAGATAATGGATTGCCAGACTTATTCATAGCTGAAGCTATGTCAGTAGGGATATGACCAAAACTACTGTTATTGCCCAAATTACCAGTATTGGCACTACGTTCCATGTTTTTGTTGATCGCCGCGATATTCTTGGTGGGGGCGCTTTTTGAGGACGCTTGAGGTGTGTTGTAGCCATATGTTTTTGCCATTTTATAAATTGTATCTGCAGCATTTTTCCCGCTATTTAGAGAGCGTGTCAGTACATCACGTAATTTAGCTCCGACATATTCATTAGCAGTACGTTCATCACCTAACAAATCTTTTGCGATATTAAATTCTACGTCTTGAACATGCTTCATAGCTTGATGGAAATCAGGGTGTTCTTTAGCATATGCGGCCTCTTGAGCTACTACCATATTATGATATTGCATCTCTTGAGTGCGTGTTTGTGTCTCATGAGCTACATTTGCTAGTTGTGTTTTTAACAAATCTATTTCACGTTTAGCATAATTATAAGTTTCGGTATCTAATGGATCTATATCTTCTGGAGTATGAAGTGTACTTTGTTTTTGCTGTACTTCTACTTGTTGCTGTTTCTGAATATCGGTGAGCATTTGTAATTGAGTTTGCGCACGAATACGCTCATCGCGTTCTTGGAGGAGTTGTGCCTCTATACTTTTGCGCTTTTCAAGTTCTTGATTAAGACGTGACTTGGGCACCATATGGCCTTTAACTTCAACTTCTGGCTCTACATCCAGTTCTCCGGAATCTCCGGATAGCTCATTAGTGTCAGCGACATTAGTGTCGTCAACATCCGATGTATCCTCGGTAGTTGCGCTTTCACGCGTTGCCTGCTGTACATCTTGTGGTATTTCTTCTCTGGTATCTGCAGAATCTTGTTCGGATTCATTACTTATCTTCGCAAGCGCGGCTCTGAAATTATCTTCACTATTGAATACTGTTGCATCGAGTTGGGTTATCTTACCTTCTTGTGGTATATTATCAGTCATAATTCTCCTATAATTGCTGATTAAATATTGCTGCTATGCGTCTATCCATTTGTTGATGAGTGAAATCTGTAATCTTAGCGACCTCAGCGGCCGCTTTAGTTTCAGTTAAGTTGATATCCGCAATCATCTTCATTGGCGTATAACGCATATTTTGCTCTTTTTCCATGGCCTCCATCGTCAATTTATATGCTGATGCAGCCTTGAAGTCAGCTTCAGTGGTGAGTAGACGTTGATTAACTGGATCTGGTTCCTGCGGCGGTGGTGGCTGGATCATAGCCTTAAGTTCTTTAACAATGGATGCATCAAATGGAGCGTATTCTAGTATAAGAGGCATTAAATCTATTGGATTTGGCTTATTAAGCATCACAGATTGCATTTCTAGGAGCTTCATAAATGTTTCTTCCTTCTGATCAGGAGACATTGGCATCTCATCGATCACAACATCGTATTCAGCTGCGATATTATCGCGTAATAGAGGTACAAATTGCTCGTTTACCTCGCCTAGCACATTATGAATCAGTCTGCCTTCGTTATTTTCAGCGAGAACTCGTACACAGTCTATATATAGACGTGCTTGTTCCTGTAGATATGATCTTCTCGCATCAAAAAACGTACTCAGCGTAGTTAGACCTTGTTTAATTTGCTGGCGTAGGAAGCTACTATTCTGTTCTTTGGTATTCATTATACCCATAAGCTCGGGTGTAACGCCACACACAGCCATAATCTGTGCATCTGAGTATTGGATCATTTCCAAAATGCCTTGAGGTAGCGGTGGAGCTACCTTAGGCATAACTTTACCTGTAGATAAGGCTCCGGGTTCATAAACAGAGACTTGTCTAGCTTTGGTATAAGTATCTAAGAACCCTTGGAGATCAGATACAGCATCGCGTTCGATGTTGACGCCACCCTTAGGTATTGTATTTAGAAAACCTTGGTAATCCGATATCACTTGATTAAGCACCCTTTGCGGCGCTTTGCAAGCACGTAGGAGGCCAAAATCATATTGAGTGAGCTCTGAAAAGTCTCCGGTCATAAATTTCACTGAGAAGCCTTCCTGTGAGTAATTCTCAGATTTACTAACAACATTATTCCCGGTGATTATGGCACGGAAATATTTATACATGTATTGCGTGGCATAAGTAACCTTGATGCCAAAGAACTTCATAGACTCGCGAAACTTATTATAAGCGCCTTTTTCGGTGATTGCGAATGTCTGATCTAGCTTAGGATTAAAGTTGTATTCATCAGCGTAAAATGCAATGGTGGCATCAAGCATGGTTACAAACTCTTCGACGCCGTCCATTGTCATGATGCCACTATCCATTGCTAGCTGCATTGGATCTAAATCTTTAAAGGGATTTTCTACTTGATAGAATGGTTGCTTTTTACGCCATTGATATTCATAGACAACACCAAGTTGTTTCACAGCTAGAACTGCTTGGAAGAATTCTAGTATACGAGCGTCTAAAGCACTGGAATATATATCATTAAAGTACTCAACGCCATATTCTTGACGAATGATATCACGGTTTACTACCTTGAGACGTACCACGTAATCGCTGTCCATCTTATTCTTGCGACGCGATGCAGGATCCCAAAATAGAAACGCAGGCATAACACGTTCTACTCTGAATTCTCCATCATGTGGCGGCTTGCTATAATCCATCAAAGTATCAGTTGCGCCAACTCCGCAGATTAGCATGTCCTGAAAAGCAAGAGTATACTCCAGATCTGCATTAGTCTTCTGTTCTATGTATTTAACGGCATTATTGAGTACATCATTAAAGCCATTCTGCTCTTCATCATTAAGCCTAGGGATATATTTAACATTTAATCTATTCTGTATCTCGAAGCCAACTATAGACTGGATAACAGGTTTAACCCTATTGATAGTAATAATAGGCATGCCATTAGCATTCTGGCGTTCAATATCATCTTTGGTCCATTGATCGCCTTCATACATAGCGAAAGACTCGCGCACTTCGATCTCACGCCAGTCTTGTTCGATCATTAAGTTTTCATTGATGCGCTTTTCCATTTCTCTGATGATCTGTTCGTCATCTTCCATGCCTAGCAATTCTTTGGGCTCATCAAGCAACATCTAAGTAATGATTTATATTTCAATACGTTAGAGATTATCTCACTTTTACGCATAGATCAACAAATTGTATATGTAATAATCACTTAGCTATTTATACAAGTGATAAAGGCTTCTAATTGATATATTAGATCATGAGCGGTTCTAGTCATATGTTGTAGATTACAATCATTAGCATCGACACAAGCAGATTCTAACAAATCCATGCGTTGATAAAATCTATTTAGACTACTACTAAATTCTATCATTGAGTGATTATGAGATTTCATTTGTAGATCCAAATCTTTAACCATTCGATCTAAAAGCATTACGCGATCTCCTAAAGTTATCTCGTTCACGTGTTCTCTCCTGTTTTGAATTTTAATTTAGGCCTTCCAACTTTTCGTTTGCCAAGACGTATAGCTTCTGGATCTTGTTCTATAAGTTTTGCTATATAGTTTATAGCAATATCATTGCGTTCAGCTATTTTCAGACTTTCAGCAGCTACCCATTTTGTGGACTTTAGCTCAGAGTCTAAATTTTCGAAATATTCCTTCACAAAGAAGTTCTCCAACGCTTTGAGTCTAGCTTGCAGGTCTTTAATAATGGTGTTAATCATTTGTATAACTCGTAGTAATTTATAGTATTGTAACCGGGATATTGAATTGTTATATCGCATAGCCTGCTCATAGCGTCAAGTAAATCATCATGAATACCAACAGGAAAAGTGGAATACTCTTGTATGACAAATTCGTCTATCACATCTATTGCCTGGTTTTTATAATTGGTCTTGTATAATAACTTAGGCAAAAAGATTTTGCGATCAGCGAAATAGGATATCAACCGTCTAATGCGATCTTCTTTAGATACTTTACCGCCGACTTCTTGGATATGAAATCTATAGTTGCGATCATCCATAGCCTTACGCAGCCAATCAGCATCGCATTGCATGCCATATTTCTCATAAACTACTGATTTAGGCTTGTATTTCGCATGTAGCTCAAATAGCTTTTCTTCCCGTTCTCGCACATTTAATCTATCTCGCACAAGGTCAACTAAGTATAAATTACCGTCACCTCCTGCGCCCATTACAACTATTGCTGTATAATCAGAGTCTTTACTTTTGGAGTTGGCAGGATCCACGAATATGTAATAGTTCAGCGTCCCAAAAGTAAGCGCGTCATAATACATCAGCCATTCAGTACGGAATTCGCCACCTCCTTCAGGACTTGGGCGTTGTTGATATTGGCCTGAGAAAGCATATGAACCGACTTCATTCTTAATACGTGCAATCTCTTCATGATCTATGCGAGATGGCTGCAAGAGATCGCCAGTCTTACGTTCGACATTAATATAGCCTTTGCTTAAGATCTCGTCGCATTCTGCTATCATCGGCAGGCAAAGATGCTCCCAGCCGCCTTTAGCAAGAAGGTGGCCCGTTAAATCATCCTCATGCAATCTTTGCATAATAACTATAATGCAACCTGTGCGTTTGTCATTGAGCCTAGTTGAAAAAGTCTGATCGAACCATGTATTAGCTGATTCACGAAAAGCTGTTGATTCGCCCTGTTTAGCGCTGACTGGATCATCGACTATTAGATATTGCGCTCCTTCGCCAGTAGCTGTGCCGCCAACACTGGTTGCGATTCTATGTCCACGCGCGCTAGTTATAAACTTACGCTTGGTATTTTGATCGTCAACTATTTGTGTGGCAGGGAAGAGATCTTTATACCATTGCTGTTGCATTACCAATCTACAGTCTTGGGCATGCTTAAAGCTTAGATCTTGTGAATAGGAAGCACACATAATCTGTTCGCCCGGATTATGCCCTAGAAGCCATGCTGGGAATGCTACATTGACAGAAATGGATTTAAGATGCCGCGGTGGAATATTAATAATCAACCGCTTAATATCCCCGCGTTGGCAAGCAAGCAGATACTGTGCAATCAAATCTATATGCCAATTATGTATATAGTCGGCTTCTGGAGAGACTGTGTTAACTACTTGTTGTATAAATGGAGCTAGATAGCGTCTTAGACCATCTTTGATCATGATGCGGTCTTCAGCTATTGGCATCTTGGCTCTTAGTGGACGCGGATAATAATTGTGTGTATGCCATAGCCCAATTTCTACGTTCTTCAACATTGGTAGCATGGACCATATAATAATATATATCCGATAAGCTCTCTAATACTTTTGCACGTTTTGATTCATCATACCAAGCCGTTATCTCCACTGGACGCCTCCAAAGCTTTGTTTTCTGCAATGATATTTTGCCTAATACGATCGGCCAACATAGTTTCTAATTCATTAAGTTGCTCAACTTGTATTGGGCCCCCGTCTTTGCCGGAGAATTCATTGCGTTCTATGTAGCCGCGATCTTTAGCGCGAGTTTTAAGGAAGAAGATAGTCGAAGATGGCACATCAGCTTTAATCTGCTTGAATAAATGACTCTCAACAAAGTCTATGACTACCTCATGAGCTTCATCACATAATGCTTTGAATTCTGGATCTTCATGTCTCATTGCATAATACCAACTACGAGCGCAACCTAACATATTGCATGTATCTGTGACATTACCCAGATTATCCTTCAATACTTTAGGGAATTCTTTTTTAACGATGTCCATTTTGTCAAAAAGACTCATTACACAAATCTCATGATATATAATATATATATCAATAACATATCTAGGCTTAGAAGAAAAGGTTAATCTTCATTGATACTTAAGATAACCACAGTCCCATCATTCCATGGTCTTTCATATGCCCTATTGACTTCAAGCAACATCCTACAATCATAATCAAATACTTTGACCAAAGTATCTGGTGGGAAGTCTTCTAGGAATTCTATTAGGGTGCCAACGTTCATGAGTATAATAGGGTAAGTTGTATATTATTACCAACCGAAAATACTAATTTGGGTAGGCATATTTTCTGGTTGTGGATGTTGTAATATATACTCGAGTGCAATGCAATATCCAATTAAGAAGCAAAAAATGCATATATAGAATACGATGCTTTTTACATTAATATTACGAAGCATCTTAAACTATTGATTATTCTGTGTATTTATTATATTGGTTATATATGTAATATCAATAAGGTTTTATAAATGCTCGAAGCTGATATATGCCAAGAATTTTACGCGCAATACGAGGAGTTATCTTTGCTTGGACAGTTTAAATCCGATCCTTTAGTATTCCATGTGCCAAATGAACGTAGAACATCACAACAATACGGTGCTAAGCTAAAGCGCATGGGCGTAGTATCTGGGGTTGGAGATTATTGCGTGGTATACGAAGGAGGGAGAGTTGCATTCATAGAATTCAAACGAAATGCCAAGTGCAAACTATCTATTGCCCAAGAGCATTTTAAAAACAGCTGTGAAGACCTAAAAGTCCCATATTTACTCACTTATAGAGTAGATGAAGCAATAGATTTTTTAAAATCTTTATAATACATGTTGCGCTTTTGACGTAATGCGCTACAATATCTCCGTACAACGCATAAATTGGAGTAAAGACATGCGCAACCCTATATTCGATTACATCAATGATCATTTTCTTATGGACCAAAGGGATTTTTATGAGTCATATTATAAGAATAACAATTTAAAGGAAAAGTCATACGAAGATCTTAATCCTGAAACTGGGTTAGATCCTAGTCCTGAGGAATACGCATAATGGAAATATTATTAGCTTATATCGTAATGGCATTAAGTGCTATTGCGATGACAATTTTCACATACGATTAAGTTTCTAAGCGCTTAATATCACGTTCTATCGTAGCAATATCTAATTGCCAAATCTTAGGGGCCTTCCTATTAAACGGCTTAGGAGCCCCTACGATGTCGTTCTTTACATATCCCTTATCTAGAAGCCTATTTAATGAATTCTGCACCTTAGAATGGTTTGCAGCGCCAAGAAAGATGCTTCCGGCTATACATTCCACACTTGCCGCAATAGGTGCAACGAATCCATTGCTAATAAACATCTCCAATATCATCGCTTCAATGTGATTACATCCACAGATACGGAAGATGTCTTCATGTATGAAAATAATTCTGGTATTACGTTTATGTGTCAGAAGCATAAGTTATCTATCGCTTTTTGGGGTTGCGGTCTGTGATGTCATTTCGACGGTAGAAATCATCTAACATGTCAGCTATCTCGTCATTTTCTGCATCATCGATGTAATTAACTCTCTCAACGGGTTTGTGAATAATTGCCTGAGTATAAGGCGTTTTCTTCGGTAGCTCAAAGATTTGCTCAGTATGTGACTTGTAGGCTGATGCACGCGAAGGTGGATTCGATGAGCTCTTCTTGAAAGCGCATCGTCTGTGTAGAGGGATATATGCATTGCCGAGCTCCTTACGTAAAATGATTGTTGTTTTTAAATGTGGAAAGAATTGATAGGACATCTCATGTTCTGATATCCCATCTGGATACTGGAGAGCTTTAGCTTGCCTATATTCCTCAATGATTCCTTCTTGTTGCAGATATGACGGTCCTACTTGCTCGTTTAAGAACTCAAGTGTTGATCCTTTTGGCCACCAAGTCATTGGATCAATGATTTTGGGTCGTCGTATTCGGGGAGGCTTTTTCTGCTCTGCTACTAAAGAGTCATCAGACGAAAAACTAGTGGTACTACTAATAGTTCTTCTTTCTTCTTTCTTTAAGAAGGAAGTAGAAGGGATGTGCGCAATTTTTTTGCGCGCTGGTGAGAACTTTTTAAATGGCTTATCTTCGGACCATAGACGGACATTAGGATCAACATCTAATAATGTATAATTGTTATTGCCGGGTATGATTTGACCTAAAGGATTGCGATAGTAGGTCTGGTTGACTTCCAAATATCCAGAATCAACTAAGTCATTGAGATATAAGGTTAAAGAGCGTTTTTTGATCTGATAACCAGAAGTCTGGTAAATCCACTCCATTATATATTCCTTTGAGAAGTCTTTAGTGTTGCCTATGCCAACGTTGGCATACATAAAGACTTGTAGGAAGTATAACTTCCGTGCTCGTTTGTTCATATGTTTATACGCCTGCAATCGTTGTCGCTGATTATAAAATGTAGATTTACTTTGTGGCTTATTACCAGAGAAATCATTGGAAATCAATGAGTTATGATCAAATGCAATGTTTGCATAATTTAAAACATCAGCTGAATTGTGATTTTGTGCTTGTGTTTGTGTTTGTGTGAGGTATGTTTTGATCATCATTGACCTGGAAGGATATGATAGTTTAAAGGCTCCTCATGGGAGCCTTTTTGCATGAATGTTTCACAAGATACGCATTTCAATGCATATAAGCAACAAAAATCATAGAATATAATACCTATATTTTTCAGATACTTACGCAAATCCTTAACATTACTATTGAATATGCCAAATAGCGTACTTATTATAGTGGAATTATTTTTAGATAGATTCTCCTTATTTACTAACGACTTATCAATTCTTGTAACAACTCTATTACTAAAAATATTAGATTCTGCTTGCTCTGTGATGATGTTGGTGTAAAAAGGAGTCATATTCACTTCTACTTTGGTGTTGTAAGGAATTAGAGAATCGGGGGATGCTCGAGAAAAAGGTCGCTTCATGCGGCCTTTTTCTTTCCTATATATGTCTTTTCCAAAATACGCTTTCTTCAAAAGCATAGCAACTACTATTGTTATATTATATGTGACTGCAATTCGCTTTGCAATTCAGCCTCTTAGCAAAAATCGTAACTTTGCGTTCAAGAAAAACTCATAAATATTTATTGCTGTCATAATTTTTTCTAGACTTTTTGTATAATCATTATATCTTCCAAGAACCTTTCTTTACTCCAAATTCAGTTGGGTATGTGGCCAGCTCTCATAGGTTGAATGCCACATGTGGTTTGCATAACATATTTATATGTGTAAAAAGACCCTTTCAGTGTCAGTTCTGAAAGGGTCTTTTTATTTGTAGAATATATTGCTCTAAGCCAGATAATATCTTACAATGAGGCTCCCTGATATGTATATAGGTAACCTTATCAGGGAACTTTATAATCCTTAACTATTGCAGAATTTGCAAGAAGACAGATAATTAATCTTCGTCATATGCTCTACGTTTCCCTGGAGAT